AGATTCGGGTCATTGAGTTAATAAGTGGGGTAATTGCCGTGATGTTCATATCTATGATTTTTGGATGGTTAATGTGGCAACTACGAAACTTATCTGGTGGGTACTAATAGGGGTCGCACTATGTATAGTCGTTGCAACAACATCAATGGCGTACGTAGAAACCCTGTATATGAAAGCCCACGTCAAAAGAGCCGAAGCACGTATTGATAGAAAACTTGCTGAGTTGGAAAGACTTAAACGGGAACTGAAAGAATCAAAATGAACTGGTCAGATGTACTTAAAGCGGTAATCCCAATTATTGTGGCATCCCTTGCTTGGCTTTTGGGTCAAGTCAATGACTTCTCTACCCGCCTAACAAGAATTGAAGGCTCCATGCCAGCCTTGATTACCAAAGAAGGAATTCCTACTGACTCGCCCCTTTCAGCCGAAAGGCGACACGTTATGAAAGAGGAAATCTACAAGGACATCCACCAACTCCAAGTCAAGGTTCAATTGCTTGAAGAACGAGAGAAGATGAAAAAATGAATGAACTATTTAACCTCCTCAAAGGCATAGCCCCAGCACTAGCAACCGCAGTTGCTGGACCTCTTGGTGGTGCAGCCGTATCTGCAATTGCCTCCAAATTAGGTGTATCTGACACGGTAGAAGAGGTAGCCAAGGCTATTGCAGGAGACCCTGCTGCTGCCGCTAAGTTGCAAGAACTGGAACTGGAATACGCAAAGATGGATGCGGCTGACCGTGACTCAGCCCGTAAAGCCTATGCTGCCGTAGCAACAAGCCAGTACGCAAGTGCGTTAGACAAGTTAGTAGTTCCCGTTTTGGCTCTTGGTGTAGTGGGTATAGCGTTCTTGTTAATTGGTATTTTGATGTTTAAAAACGTTCCCGCTGACCAACAACAAATCATAATTTTTGCATTAGGGTTTATCACTAGTGCCGCTGGTCAAGTCCTTTCTTTCTATTTTGGTTCTAGCCAAGGCAGTAAAGACAAGACCAAAGAAATCCAAGACATGTTAAGGAAGTGATATGCAACTAAGCGAACACTTTACCCTTGAGGAGTTGACCCACACAGACCATCGTGAATTTGACAATACACCCAATGAGGCTGAACTTGAAAATATTAAAAGACTTGCCGCATTTCTTGAAGAAGTTAAATCCATTTTGGGTGGGAAACCCGTTATGGTTAATAGTGCTTTTCGCTCTAAACTGGTTAATGATGCTGTGGGTTCTAAAGATACTAGCCAGCATCGGGTTGGCTGCGCTGCCGATTTACGCATCCCTAGCATGACCCCTGACGAGGTTGTCAAAGCCATCATTGCATCAAAAATAGGCTATGACCAAGTTATTAGGGAGTTTGACCGCTGGACGCATGTATCTATCCCCAATGAAAAAAATAGCACACCTCGCAGACAAGCGTTGATAATTGACAAATCTGGAACTAGACCCTACGCTTAATCATGCCACTAAAGAAAATCATATTCAAATCAGGCGTTAATCGGGAAAACACCCGCTATACAACTGAGGGCGGCTGGTATGAATGCGACAAGATTCGTTTTCGCCAAGGTACGCCTGAGAAAGTTGGGGGTTGGTATCAGACCTCATCAACTACCTTTCTAGGAATATGCAGGGCGTTGTGGAACTGGATTACGTTAGGCAGTTTAAACGTCCTTGCTGTTGGAACAAGCCTTAAATATTACATTGAGAGTGGCGGTGCGTATTACGACATCACACCGCTACGCTACGCAGAGTCTTCAACAAGCCTCACCAACGCCTTTGCTGTTACCAACACCTTAAAAACAGTAACTGTTACTTGGGCTGGTTCAGATTTGTCTACTGGAGATGTGGTCAATATCTCTGGTTGTACCACTCCCGTTGGGGGAGTTCCTGCCGCAGACTTTAACAATCAATTCTCGGTAACAAGGATAGGAACAAACACTTTCCAAATTACCGTTGCTACAGCCGCAACTTCCACAACAAGCGGGGGCGGAACAGTAGCAGTTACCCTGTTTAAATATACGGAAAGACTAACTAACCCCTTCCAGTGCTACCTTAATTCAACCCTCATTACAGTCACAGACTCTGCTCATGGCGCTATCACCAATGACTTTGTGGACTTTACGTCCACCAGTACATTTAATGGCGTGACCATTACTGGTTGGTATCAAATTGTTAACGTTATTGATGTCAATACATACACCATCAATGCGTCTACTCAAGCCAATGCAAATGCTTCTGGACAAGGCGGTACGGTAACCGCTCAGTATCAGATTAATACTGGACCTGAGTTTGCCGTGCCTCTTTCTGGCTGGGGTTCTGGCGCTTGGGGAACGGGTACTTGGGGCTATGGAACTACAGCAACACAAGACTTGAGACTTTGGTCTCAGTCAAATTTTGGCGAAAACTTAGTGTTTGGACCTCGTGGCGGTGGTATTTATTACTGGGTAGCGGCTAATAGCGTGAGCAATATTGGATTTAATATTGCAACTATCTATGGCGCAACCGATGTTCCAACGGTTCAAAACTACATAGCCATTTCAGATACATCTCGTTTTGTATTTGCTTTTGGATGTAATGACTATGGTTCTGCCGTCCAAGACCCTATGTTGATTCGTTGGTCAGACCAAGAATCTATTTCCAATTGGACACCAGACGCAACCAATCAGGCTGGCAGTCTACGTCTTTCTCATGGCTCTTACATCGTAACTGCCATGCAAGTTCGTCAGGAGATTTTGGTTTGGACGGATTCAACCGTCTATTCCCTCCAGTACTTGGGAGCGCCAGCGGTATGGGGTTCTCAGTTACTGGGAGACAACATTTCAATTGTGGGACAAAACGCAACCGCCCTAGCATCTGGCGTTGTGTACTGGATGGGACGAGACAAGTTTTATCGTTACGATGGTAGCGTCAGCACCCTAAGTTGCGACCTCCGTCAATTTGTCTATGGGAACATTAATCTTTCCCAAGCATCTCAGTTTTTTGCTAGTACAAATGAAGGTTTTAACGAGGTATGGTTCTTCTATTGCTCGGAAGGAAGCGAAGCAATTGACACCTATGTGGTGTACAACTATCTAGAACAAATCTGGTACTACGGCTATCTTGGACGTACCGCATGGCTTGATACAGGCTTACGCAACTACCCAATAGCGGCTACCTACGCTTATAACTTGGTTTATCACGAGTATGGAGTTGATGATGGCACAACCTTGCCAGCAACGGCAATTGACTCCTACATTACCTCATCTCAATTTGACATTGATGATGGTCATAACTTTGGTTTTGTCTGGAGAATAATCCCTGACTTAACTTTCCGTGGGTCTACTAGTGATAACCCTAATGTAGTTATGACTCTGTACCCATTGCAAAACTCAGGCTCTGGATACAACGACCCATTGTCTGAAGGCGGTAGTGCCTATGCCACTGTTCAAAGGACTTCAAATGTAACCGTAGAGCAGTTTACGGGAACAATCTATGTGCGGGTGCGTGGTAGACAGATGGCGTTTAGGGTACAAAACAATAACCTTGGCGACCAATGGCAACTAGGCGCTCCTCGTATTGACATCCGTCCTGACGGCAGAAGGGGCAACACATGAGCACGGGCATCATTGTCCCTGCCGTACCCAACTTGCCGTTACCGCAAGACCAGTTCAGTAAGTTATACCTTGCCCAACTGACCAACGTTCTACGCCTGTACTTTAACCAGTTAAATAATTCCGTCTTAGAAATCAACAACTTGCTGGGCGATTTGGAAACTGGCGGTGGTGGTTCAGTTATCAATCTGCCTTACGGAGCGTTTTCATCGAATGCAATCCAAACAACCACGGCTAACACAGCCACGTTGATGACTTTGAACACCACGGATTTTTCTAATCAAGTATCCATATCAAGTTCAAAAATTACAGCATCTATTGCTGGTATATACAATCTTCAATTTAGCGCCCAATTACAAAGTACAGATAATGCACCGCAAGATGTATTTATTTGGTTGCGTCAAAATGGGACGGATATTGCTGGCTCTACTGGCGTAGTAGGCTTGCCAGCAAGAAAAACCCCCGCTGACCCCTTTCACGACATTAAAGGTTGGAACTATTTTGTCAGTTTAAACGCTGGTGATTACATAGAAATCTACTGGTCAACCACTAACGCCAACGTCAGTATTCATTTTTATGCGGCATCTGGCTCTCCAACAAAACCCTCAACTCAGTCAGTTGTTGCTACACTAACGTTCGTGTCATCACTATAAGGAAAAGCATGGACTTTATTGAACTGTTTAACAAGGTGGCTAGGGTAGTAAAACCAGCCCACCACGACTACATCCCAATTGAAAACTTAGACGATGACCTCAAAGCAACGGGTCTAGATAGCATGGATGGCATGATGATGAGCATTTATTTTTGCGACATCTATGGTATTCCCGATGAAATAGGCAAGGAAATGACGTTTAAATCGGCTAGGGAATGCTGGGACTTTATTGAACTGCACAAGACTAAAGAGCCTTCTGGCTCTGTTGAAGAAGCCATCAAGGGGGTGGATTGGTGATTTACCTTACCGAAACACGCACAGCATGTACCGAAACGCTCGACTTAATTGACGAGTTAAAGCACTTCCCTCAACGGGTTCACTGGTTTCCAGAGACCTATAAGGGCAAAGATACGGGGATGATTTATGCGCCTCATCGTCTGGCTGAAAAAGTTTTGGATGGAGA